CCGGCTGGTTTTTCCCTGTTGGCCAGCCGGTGCTATCTCATAACCCGCTTTGACCGCGCAGAGTTTCGCGTTCCACTGCAATATATCCCACTGGAGGCAATATGACCCTACAACTAACCATCGGTGCAATAGTAATCATCACCGGGATAACTGCATACATGTTTGGCCTGTCCGCTGGCAGCAAGCGTGATGTTCCTATTAAAAGCGTCAACCTTGAATTGAACGCAGCCCATGCAGAGGCAAGCAAACTACGCCATGAATTGACAGCCATCCGCAATCACTTTGCAGGCCAAAAATCAGGCTCGGCACGGCTAGTCGTCAAGATGGCTAAGGATGGATTGGCATGAGCGTCAATATCGAAGAATATCGCGCATACATTGCCGCCAAGGCTGGCGCACAATCGCGCCATGGCTTTACTCCAAAAGCAATGCCTGATGCCATGAAGCACCATCAACGGGTAGCTGTCGATTATGCATTGAACAAAGGCCGCGCTGCATTGTTTCTGGAAACGGGGCTAGGCAAGTCGCTTTGTGAACTAGAATTTGCCAAGCAATGTGCCGAAGAAACCGGCAGGCCATCGCTTATCCTGACACCTCTCGCGGTTGCGGCTCAGATGGTAAGGGAAGGGCAAAAGTTTAACATTGACGCCCGCCAAGTGCGTGAACAATCCGAAGTCGGGCAAGGCATTATGGTTGCCAATTACGAGCGACTGCAAAAACTGGACCCCTCTTGCTTTGGCGCTGTTGTTCTTGATGAAAGCAGCATCCTTAAATCATTTGCAGGCCAGACCCGGACGCGCCTAACCGAAGCATTCCGCGACACGCCATATCGTCTTGCTGCAACTGCAACGCCAAGCCCGAATGACCATACCGAACTTGGCAACCATGCCGAATTTATGGGCATTATGCGGCAGCAGGAAATGCTATCGAAATGGTTTATCAATGACACCGCGACAGCATCGCAGGATTGGCGCTTAAAGGGCCATGCCATTGATGATTTTTGGCAGTGGGTTGCAAGCTGGTCGCGTTGTGCGACATTGCCTAGCGACCTTGGCGGCGATGATACGGGTTATATCCTGCCAGAGATTGACCGGCAAATTCACATGGTTCGCAGGGATATATCAATTGACGCCGATGAAGGCATGTTGTTTGCTATCCCTGAAATGTCGGCAACGTCATTCCATAAAGAAAAGAGGATAACAATTCAGGACCGTTGCGAACTGGCATCGTCGCTGGCAAACCACGATAAGCCGGTGACGGTATGGTGCGAAACTAATGACGAAAGCGCCTTGCTATCAAAGATGGTGGACGGGGCGATTGAAGTGCATGGTGCGCTTGACCCTGACGAAAAAGAGCGGCGCTTACTAGGCTTTGCCGATGGTCAATATCGCGCCATTGTTTGCAAGCCTAAGCTTGCAGGGTTTGGCGTTAACTGGCAACATTGCGCTCACGCGGTATTCGCCAGCATATCGTTTAGCTATGAGCAGCATTATCAAGCTGCGCGTCGTTCGCATCGTTTCGGGCAGACCGAAAGAGTGCGAAACGACATTGTAATTTCCGATACGGAAAACACCGTCTGGGACACGGTAAATATGAAGTCCCGTAATCACGAAGAAATGAAGCGGCGCATGGCGCAAGCTATGGGCAAAGCGCAAAGTCAATCGGCGACCAGAGTGAAATATGAGCGTCCGATTGACCTTGCGTTCCCTGAATGGATTCAGAGCGAGAAGGCAGCATAATATGAAACAGCCAGAATATCAAGGTAACGGATGGGCTATCCATAATTCGGATTGTGTAGAGGGTATGGCAGCTATGCCTGAAGGATCGGTTGATTGTTCTATTTTCAGCCCTCCTTTTGGCGACCTATTTGTCTATTCGGACAGCGAACGTGACATAGGCAATGCCGGTGAAGGCCCTGCGTTTTTCGAGCAATACAAGTTTTTTGCGCAAGCGCTCACCCGCGTCATGCGGGTAGGCCGGATGGTATGCGTTCACTGCACTGACATACCAATGCGTAAAGGCAGGCATGGCGCAATCGGCTTGCAGGATTTTAGCGGCGACCTGATTAAAGCGCATCAGGATGCTGGCCTGATTTATCATGGCCGCGCTACTATCTGGAAAGACCCCGTGGTGGAAATGCAGCGCACAAAGGCTTTGGGATTGCTCTATAAGCAGATACGAAAAGACAGCGTGATGAACCGCGTCGGCATGCCTGACTATATGCTGTTTTTCCGCAAGGATGGCGAGAACCTTGAGCCTATTAGCCATGCCGCGCCGACCGATGATAAGACCGCGCTAAAGATTGCCCGCGAAAATCTGGAATATATGCAGCGGCAAGGGCTAGTAGGGGCAATTCCGCCGGACGATATTCTAGCCGAACTAATCGAAGACGCCAAGTTTGACGTTTACGACTGGCAGAAAATCGCATCGCCTGTATGGATGGATATTCAGCAAGGCAATGTCCTAAACCGCATGAAGGGCGCTGGCGATGAACGCCATGTTTGCCCGTTGCAGCTCGATACGATTAAGCGATGCTTGAAGCTTTACACAAAGCCGGGTGACGTGGTTATGGACCCGTTCAATGGCATTGGCAGTACTGGTTATGAGGCCATCCGTATGCGCCGCAAGTATCTGGGATTTGAATTGAAGCCAGAGTATGCGGAGCAAGCTAACCGCAACATGAAAGAAGCTGAACAATCTTCATCCGATATGTTCGACATCGCAGCATGACATCAAGGGAACGCAGCATGATGGTAATTGCAGACATCGCACAAAGGCACGGCGTATCGCATGATGATATTTTCAGCCACCGGCGTAATCAATGCTTATCGCTAAGACTGGCTCGAAAAAGCATTGTTTTGCATTTTCGGGATAGCGGATATTCATATCCCAAAATTGGCCGATTGGTAGGAAAGCACCATACAACGGTGATGGGGTGGGCAGCATGACTATCCTTTCAAACCTAAAGCTATCCTATGCGCTCTACAAACGCCGCAAGGCATTGCGCGCACTGGAAAGCACCTTAAAGCCCCGCCCCGACTTACGCGACAGGCGCTTTGCAGCATGGTCTATGGACCGCCGCCAACGGTATCTGGACGCCTGCTTCGGCGAGCCTCAATCATTGAAGGGCAAGGCATGACCCGCGAACATCAAATCCTAGCAACACACCTCGCCAGCTATATCAGCGACCGTGGCGCGGTTACATCCCACGTAAACCGGCAATTCGCAACGCGCTACAGTATCGCCGACATTGACAATATGCTGCAAGCCCCGGCCCGCAAGCCTACTGATAGCCAGCCGCGCCATCGGTCTAAATACGCAGACGATCCGATTGCGATGCACCAGCCCCTAAGAACAACTAGAGGCGGCATCGACCCGCTTGCTAAGGCTTGCCTTGAATATGGCATAAAGCACGGCGGTGTTATGGGCGCGAATGTTGCGTCATGCAGGGCAATGCTGGAGGCGTTGAAGGCATGAAGGCGTATCATTACGATATGCCCAAAGTTGCGCCAAAGCTGGCAAGTGAGGCAGCAATTCAAGCGTCGTGCAAAATGCGCGTCGAAGCTCAATTCGATTGCGTATTTGCAGCAATCCCGAACGGCGGCAAGCGTGGTTTCTACGGCCAGCGCCTAATCAAGCAAGAGGGCGTCAAGAAGGGCATGGTAGATGCTATCATCATAGGGGGCATGAAGAACCCCGGCAAGGTCGCCTTCTGCGAATTTAAGGCTGGTAGCGCTTTGTCAGAGGATCAAGGCATATTGCTGGCAGATATGGCTAACGCGGGTCATGACGTGGGCGTTTTTAGGTCGCAAGATACTTTGGCCGATTGGCTTACGTCGAAAGGTTGGCGTTAAGTGGATATTGGTTTGAGATGAAATTATTTCCGCCGGGGCTTGCCAGATATTTTGATGCTGGCTAAGGTATCGGCCAGATGGAGAGTGTAACGGCTCTGACATCTGCTTACGTGGCTAGCTATGGAAGGCCAACCGATGTCGAATGTAATACCGATTGACGCCCCCAAGGGCAACCCCCAAAACAAGCAAGTTGACGCTGCGTGGCATATTTACTGCGCTTTGTCGCAATATCACGCCGCCAATCCGGTTGTTTCTGATTTGCCTGATTTTGGGCAAGCTGTTTTGGAGGCCCATAATCATTGGGCTATGTTGTTCGCAAAATGAACATTCCAGAAAGCCTTTACAACGTCGCTGCAGAGGCGGACCTGATAGGGACACTCTTTCAGGCCAATGCTGCAATCGACCGTGCTGCAGACAGACTTATTCCTGCAGACTTTGCCGATGCAACCCACGCAGCGCTGTTTGAGATTATCGTAAAGGAAGGCGCGACCGGAAAGCAGGTTACACCGGTAACTCTCAAGCCATATTTTGAAGCAATCGAAGGATTGGCGCAAAAGGGCGGCGCTGCCTACCTAATGAACCTTGCCGCCACGACCGGCGCACACGTGACGTTTGATAACGCAATTGAGATAGTCGCAGAGCTTTCCCGCCGCCGCAATATGCTGGCAGGGCTTGACGGGGCATGTGCGATGATTGCCGACCCATCTGCAGACCTTGGCGATGTCATGGCCGCTGCAGATGCTGCATTGACCGACAACACTACATCGGATGGCGTGGAGCAATTCACGGCCCTGCAGTGTGCTGACGCGCTGATAAACAGCTTCAACGACCCCAAGAACGGCGTCACCTGCAGCACCATTCCCGATATGGACAGGATTGTGGGCAAGTTGCGGCCAAAGGAACTCATCATCCTTGCCGGACGCCCCGGCATGGGGAAGACCGCCGTTGCATTGTCCTATGCCCTTGGCGCGGCGCAATCCGGCTTTGGAACGATGTATGTGAGCCTTGAAATGTCCGGCACTGAATTATCCGCGCGGATGCTGTCGGACCTTGCGTTCGATGGTCACAAGGGCGTTCTGTATAGCAATATCCGTGATGGCGACCTGACTGACAAGCAAAAGCGAGAAGTCTGGAAGGCCCGCAATATGCTGGCTGATATGCCGCTGCGCGTTATCGATGCGGGCAAGCTCACTACAGCCCGCCTGTCGATGCTGGTAATGCGGACAAAGCGCCGCATGGAAGCTGCGGGGCAAAGCCTAGACCTAGTGATTGTCGATTATCTGCAGTTGCTCTCCCCTGATTACCAGACGCGGGGAATGTATGAGAAGGTGAGCGAAATCAGCATGGCACTCAAGGCCATTGCAAAGACGCACGGCGTTACAATCATGGCGCTGGCGCAGTTGAGCCGCGAAGTTGAAAAGCGGCCTGACAGGGTGCCACAGCTTGCCGACCTAAGGGACAGCGGCCAGATTGAGCAAGACGCCGATGGTGTTGTGTTTCTGGTGCGCCAAGCATATTACATGAAGCAGGATGAGCCTGACAAGGCGGACCCTACTTGGGGTAGCTGGAGCGCCAAGTATGAAGCGGCCAAGCTGCAGATTGAATTTATCGTAGCGAAAAGGAGAAACGGCGAAACTGGTAAGTCTGAAGGGCAATTCTTTGGGCAGTTTCAGGCGGTGCGTGGGGCATGAATCTACTGCAACGCATAATTGACTTGGGGGCAGACGCCGATGTTATCTCGGCTGTCGCTATGCTTTTGGCTGAATCCGCTGCGGTGGAAAAGCGCCGGGCTAGCGACCGTGAACGCCAACAATCAAAGAGGTTGCGAAATGCCGCGTCACGTGACGTCACGTTATGTCACGTGACAAAAGAAAGCGCCCCCCCCAATGAAATATATCTAACCCCCCCCGCAAAGAAAATAACCCCCCTTACCCCCCAATTCGATTTTGTCGGAACGTGGAACGCAATGGCTAAACCGGCTGGGCTACCATCCTGCCAAGCCATGTCACGGCAACGAAAGGCTGCGCTTCGGTCGAGATTGAATGATTTTGGTGAGGATGCCCTGCGCCGCGCAATCGTTGCAGTTGGCCAATCCAGCTTTTGCAGGGGTGAGAACGACCGTGGCTGGCAGGCCGGACCTGATTTTGTGCTACAGGAAAAATCTCTAACAAAACTGCTTGAAGGCCAGTTTTCTAATTTGAGGGCAGTAAATTCGCCAGCCGATGACCGCCAAGCATTTCTTGACAGAAAATACGGGACGCAATGACCGATGAAATCCGCCACAAATCCCCTTGCCTAGCCCTTCTAATAGACATAGCAAAACACCAAGACGGAAACATGACCAAAGCCGAACTGACAGCAAGGTGGCGCGGATACAACTGGCCAGCGTCATTGCGTGAATGGGCAAAATGGGTTTGGCGCGAGGCAGTAAAATAATTTGCGGGGAGGTGCATTTTGTTGTTGCATTGTGCGACATGGCTGCTAAGAGGGTTTTACCGCGAACGGGCGGACTTTGAAAGGACATCAAAATGGCATATTCAACAAAAGCAAAGCAAACATGGAATCAAGGCGACACTGTTAGCGTCGGTTTCATCAAGGGCCTTGAAGTGGTTGCCAAGGTAGCAACCCCCGGCGATTACCGCCCCGACCTCTACGCCCTTTGGCAGCCTTCTACTGGCCGTTTCTACAGCTTTGTTCCTCACAATGGCTTGGTGCGTTGCGCTTCGCTTGAGGAGGCAATGTCATGGTAAGTCTGCACAAATGCGCCGACCGTGAATGCTCGTATTTCGGTCAGGCAGCGACACGGGGTTGCGGTTGCTACAAAACTGACGAGCAAGCGCTGCGTGAGGTGAATGCCTATTTGCTTATTGCATTTGAGCGCATTCTCGAAATTCCAACACAGGCGTGGAGCATTGACACGGCGAAATGCATTGCTCGCAAAGCAATCGCCAAGGCGGCGTCAACATGACCGGCGACCAATTCAAAGCGGCACGTGAGGCAATGGGGCTAAGCGTGTCGCAACTTGCGGACAAGCTGGACGTAAACCGCAGCACGATATTCCGCATGGAGGAGCGCGGCACTACTCGCATAACTGCGCTTGCTATGACCGCTCTAGCGCAATCGCAGGCCGCCAAGCCATGATAGATGACGGACAAGCTGGCGCATGGGCATCCGCACTCCTGCCCACCCACCCCAGCCTACGCATCCTAACCGATGGCGAATTGCACTCACCCGACCTGATAGCCAAGGTGCAACGAGACTATGCTTGCGAGACAATGGGAGAGGCAAGGGACATTATCGCAGCGGAAAAGATGCGGCGCACTACATCAACCGATTTTCCTAGGGGATAAATGATATGGCAAAGGCAAGGCGTAAATCAAAGCCTAAGGCAATCAACGTAGCAATGCCAACGCCAGAGCGTGTATCAGGACATGAAACGCGCTGCGAGGGCTTTGTGCAATTTGGTAAATGGCGATGACTTGTCGTGGAAATGCTACGTGAAGGATGTTCACGCCGTGCTTATGGCGATACGTGAGCCGAGTGAGCGGATGATTGAGGCATGTGGCGATATAGATATTCCCGCGCATTGCGACGATTGCCCGCAGCACACATACAACCTTGGCGACTATGAAGCCCAAAAGGCCTGGCAAGCCATGATCGACGTGGCACTGGCAGAATGACCGAACTACTCTGCGCCATTGCATGAATGATTATGCGGAAGCTTGCAACGCTTGCTTAACTATGTTACATTGCGCCGCAAAGGAGATTGTCATGTCCAGTAAGATTAACTGCCTACCCGGTTCAAACATATCCCGCGCTGCAATGGCAAAGGAAGCCAAGGGCATCCACCTGCAAAAGGCGATTGCGATGTCCCCAAACAAGCCTGCAACTGTCAAGGTTGGTAAGTGAATTTTTAATGGATGCTGACTGTCACAAAACGAACAGCGCTACGATGCCCCCGCTGGTAATCAAGAAAACCACAGATGGCGACTTCAACTGTCATTGGTCAAGCGACCCGCTGGATTTTGTCATCTTCACCCGCGAACAGATTGAGCATCTAATCAGCGTTGCACAAGCCGCGCTTGAGAAGGCGTAAAATACGCGATGGATACGCAACCCGAAGCATTCCGCGCACAGCAAGGCAAGGGCCGACCTAAAGGCGCTGTCAACAAAACCACCAAACTAGCCAAACAAGCAATCCACGACGCATTCGAAAAGCTTGGCGGCATGGAAGCTTTGGTTACATGGGCGCGGTCTGACCCTGACAACATGAAGGTCTTTTACGCGACTATCTGGCCCAAGATAATCCCGCTACAGGTGGAAGCTGATGGACAAATTGACCACAATCATACCCACGCACCGGCAGGTCTATCAGACGCTATTGCATGGATTGAAGCAGCTAGCGGAAAAACACCAGCAACCGCCCACTGACGCATTTCGTTGGCTATGCCAGAACGACCTATACTTCCTGCTACGCTACGCACTGAACCGCCCCGACTGCGATAACGATTGGGTATTCGCCCGGTGCAGGGAAGTGCAGGCAAGCCCTGATGGCCATTTAGACCTATGGTTTCGTGAAGGCTATAAATCCACAGTCATCACATTCGCGCTGACAATCCAAGACATATTGAACGACCCCGAGATAACAATCGGGCTGGCATCGCACACACGGCCTATCGCCAAAGCATTTATGCGGCAGATAATGCGCGAGTTTGAAGGCAACGAAACCCTGAAGGCATGGTTCCCTGATGTGCTATGGGAAAACCCGCGCAAGCAAAGCCCCAAGTGGTCAGAGGATGACGGTATGGTGGTTAGGCGCAAGTCCAACCCCAAGGAAGCCACAATCGAAGCATGGGGCGTGGTGGACGGCCAACCGACATCGAAACACTACAAACTGCTGGTATATGATGACATCGTGACACGGGAATCTGTGACGTCGCCGGAGATGATGCAGAAAACAACCGACGCATTGGCATTAAGCTATAACCTTGGCGCGCATGGTGGCCGCAGGCGATTCATCGGCACCCGCTACCACTACAACGACACATACAAGACCATCATGGACCGTGGCACAGTGACAGCGCGGATTTACCCCGCAACGGATAACGGCAAGATTGACGGCAACCCCGTATTTCACACGCCTGAAGCACTGGCAGAGAAACGCAGGGACATGGGGCCGTATGTATTTGGAGCGCAGATGATGCAAGACCCGACCGCCGACGAAACACAGGGGTTTAACGAGGCGTGGCTGAAGTTCGCACAGCCTAATCCGACCGGCTTGAACGTCTACATGATATTTGACCCTGCCAGCAGCAAAAAGAAGGACAGCGATTACACGGCGGGTTGGGTGATAGGGCTAGGCAGCGACCGCAATATGTACGTTCTGGACATGGTGCGCGACCGATTGAGCCTTACGCAGCGCGCTGACCTTGTAATGGGCTGGCATCGGCGCTGGCGTCCCTTAGCAGTAGGATATGAACGCTACGGCATGATGGCCGACATTGAGCATATCTTGCACAGGCAGGAACAGGAGAACTACCGCTTCCCGATAACTGAAATGGCGGGCGCAATGCCCAAGATTGACCGCATACGCAGGTTAATACCGTGGTTTGAGAGCGGGCGCATCTATATGCCGCAGCAATTCCCCAAGACCAATTACGAGGGCCGCACGGTGGATTTAGCCGAAGCCTTTATCAAGGAGGAATATTTGCCGTTCCCTGTTGGTCTGCATGATGATATGCTGGACGCCTTGGCTCGGGTGCTGGATGATAACTTCCCTGCTGACTGGCCGATGACGTTTGAAGAGGGTTATCATGAAGAAGTGCAGGCCAATCGTTCTACGATAACCGGTTATTAGTGACTGCTATTGATAACCGCCGCCAATCATGTATAAGCAAGCAAACCGGGAGAACCCCATGAAAGACCTGTATGCCTTTTACGCCTGAATTAACTTCTCGCATTGAAGACGTGCGGGCCAAACTGAAAGGGGGTGACAAATCTACCGAGTTGGGAGAGTTGAAGGTCAAGCTTGCCAAGCGCGAGGGCCAAGGCGGCTTTACAGCCAATGCATCTGAATTGAAGGCCAAGATTGCGGAAATGGAATCATAATGGCCACGGCTTTTGCAGACATAGAACAGCCCGTTGAGGAAATAACAGGGCTTGCGTTGCTTGACCAGATAGCACGGACTGACGGCAACCTGACGGGCTTTATGGATGCTCAAAAGCTAACGACATTGGGCAGTGACGTAGTGCAGGATTATGAACGCGACTGCACATCACGCAACGACTGGAAGATGATTGTCGAAGAAGCGTTGAAGAACGCGGCGCAGGAAAGCACAGGCGACGCCAAAAACTATCCGTTCCAGAATGCCAGCGATGTAAAGTACCCCATCCTTACGATTGCAGCGACCGAGTTTAACGCACGGTCATATCCTGCCATTGTTAAGGGTGACGAGACTGTTCAGGTCAAGGTTGTCGGCAGCGACAAGGGCCGTCCGCAGATGGAGCAAACGGACTTTGGTCCGGTTCCTATCCCGCAGATGCAACTCAATCCAGAGACGAACGAAGAAGAACCCGTCATGGATGAGGACGGGAAACCTTTACCTGTTTGGGCAATTCCCCCCGGTTCGAAGTCTGCGCGGGCGCAGCGGGTCAAGGATTATCTCAATGTCGTGCTGAACTATCGCATGACGAACTGGGAGGGTGATACCGACGCGATGCTTTACCAGCTTTCGATTGTCGGCTGCGGCTTTCGCAAGCAATGGTGGGATAGCGACAAGGGCAAACCATGCACGGCCTACGTGCCTGCCCTAAGACTGGTAGCCCCTATGGACGCTAGCGACATTGAAACCGTCCCGCGCCTGACCGAGATAATTCCAGAGCAATATCCCTACATTATCAAGCAAAAGATGATGACCGGCGAGTATCGGGAGGTTGACCTACCTCCTTTGGGCGAAGATGACCAAGCGCCAAGGGAGTTGATTGAACAGCATCGGCGTATTGATATGGATGGGGACGGCTTCGAGGAGCCATATATCGTCACGGTCGATATAGAAACGCAGGAAGTTCTGTGCATCATTGCGGCTTATGATATGCGCGGCATCAAGTTTGATGGTGAGCGTGTCATCGACATCAAAAAGACCGCGTTCTATACCAAATATGACTTCCTGCCCCACCCTGAGGGCAAGTTTTACGGGATAGGCTTGGGCCACTTGTTGAAGCAATTGGGTGGGGTGATAGACACCACGATTAACCTGATGATTGACGCCGGACACGCACAGGTTGCAGGCGGCGGGTTTATTTCGTCTGGCTTGCGCCTTCAAGGCAATGGCCAAACCAACACGCTGCGCTGGCGACCGGGGGAATTTAAGGTCGTTTCAGCGGGCGCTGGAAATTTGAGAGACGCGATATGGGAGCGCACGGTCCCGCAACCTTCCCCTATCATGATGTCGCTGCTGGAACTGATATTAGGCGCTGCCAAGGACGTAGCGGCTATCAAGGACGTGACCAGCGGCGATGCGTCCAACAACGGGCAGGTAGGCACGACGCTTGCGCTTATCGAGCAGGGGCTTCAGGTCTTTACCGCAATATACAAACGCATCTATCGCGGACTGAAGGCAGAGTTTAAAATTTTGTTCGATAACATTGCGACCTATGGCGATGAACGCACGGCTGAAGACTATGCGAACGTGTTAGACGATATGCGGGCGCAGTTTGCCGAGGACTTCAACGAATCCGACATGGATATACGTCCGGTAAGTGACCCCAACAGCGTAACGCGCTTGCAGAAGATGGCTAAGGCGCAATTCCTTTTGCAGACCGGCACGGGCAATCCGATGGTGGACCAGCGCGAACTGATGGTGCGGGTTTACGAAGCGGCTGATGTTGAAGATATGGAAAAACTGGTGCCGCTTGCCAAGCAACAAGGGCCGGACCCTGTGATGATGGCAGAGGTCAACAAGATTGGCAGCGAGATAGACAAGAACGCGGCGCAAACAGAGTTGTATGCGGCGCAGACCGAAGAGATTATGGCAATGTTGCCAGAGAAAATTGCACGGCAAAAGGCCGATGTTGCAAAGATTGGCACCGATATTGGTGTGACGCTTGGAGAGGATATTGCCGATGGCGATAACGATGGACGACTTCCTGAGATGGCGGGATAACCCCGTAACTCAGTGGATATTTGAAGCCGCTGAAAAGGGGGCTTTAGCACAATCCGATTACTGGATGGATAGAAGCTGGGGCGCTGGTGAATGCGACCCGCTTGAATTGCATACGCTGCGCGCTCGCGCCGATGCCTACCGTGCTTTATTTGAAACGCCCTATGAACAGTGGGCAATACTGCACGGAGACAATGATGATACCTGATATGAAAGACTGCAAGCCGGGGATACGTCCTACCGGCTTTAACGTGCTTGTGGCGTTGCCTGCCCAAGATAAGAAAATCGGCAGCATCATCATTCCCGACAATATCAGCGACCGCGACCGCTTGGCGCAGGTTGAAGGCCGGTTGGTGGCTGTATCGCCAGCTGCGTTTGACTTCGCTGCGTTTCCTGATGGTGACGCGCCTAAAGCCGGTGACGCGGTGATGTTCGCCAAGTTTGGCGGGATTACGGTGAACGGCAGGGACGGCAAGGAATATCGCCTGCTAACCGACAAGGATATAACCGCTGTTATTGAGGAGAGCGCATGATGTCTGAAGAAGTGATTGAAACGGTCGAAACTGAAGTCGCCACTGAAGCCTATGTGCCAACGCCATTTGACGACTTGGCCAAGGAGATGGGGTGGTTCCCCCCCGATGAATATAACGGCGATGCTGACAAATGGCGCAGCGCAGAGGATTACATCAAGCATGGTGTGCAATCCACAAAGTCGCTGAAACGCGATTTAAAGGCCGTCAAGGACACTGCCGACCGTCTGGCGCGCACAAGTGCCACACTAACAGCAAAGGCGCTTGACGAGCAGCGGGCCGAACTTGAAGCCCGACATGACCAAGCCGTTGAAGATGGCGACAAGGAAGCCGCTCGCGCCGCAGCAAAGGATTTAGCGCGACTGGATGATGCGCCTGACTTGGGTGATGTCAAAACGATGGTGAAGGAATTTACCGAACGCAACGACTGGTACACCACACACGAAAAGGCGACCGACCTTGCCGCGATGGTATCGAAGAAACTGGCAAACCAAGGCAAGGGCGTATCGGAGCAGCTTGAAGCCGCAGAAATAGCGGTGCGTGAACGGTTCCCCGAATTGTTTGAAAAGCCCAAGAAGGCCCCTGCGGTGCATAACAGCCAAAGCCGCGTTGCTGCGCCTGTTGCCCGCGAAAAGGGCGTTGCCGACTTACCAGCCGAAGCGCGCCGTGCCGGTGAGGATTACGTCAAGATGGTCAATTCACGGATGCCGGGTGCCAATTATGATTTGAAAAAATATGCCGCAACTTACTGGTCCGAGAACGGATAAAAGTTGCCTAAAAAATAGGCATTGCACGAACAAAGATTTTTGATATAAAGGATATTATATATGGCAAGAGGACAGTATGACCGGGCCGCCGCACGTTTAGCGCGTGACACCGCTTCATATGAAGCAGAGGCCCCTATTTCACCCCGCGCTGATGCAGAACGCCGTGAGCGTCGTCGCCGTGATGATGGTGACCTTGACAGAACAGCACGTATGAAGCTGGCAATCCCCAAAAGCATTCAAGAGCAGGCCGCACGTGATGGCAAAACCCTTCGTTGGGTCCGCGATGACGTAGGCCGTATGCAACAGTTGCAAGCTGAGGATTGGGACATTGTGAAGGAAGTGCAACCTGTTGCCGCTTCCCGCACAGACGAGGGCCAGATGGTTCTTATGTCCAAATACGCCGACTGGTATGCCGCCGACCGCGAGCATTTGACGAAGACCAACAACGATTTGCAAAAATCTGCGGTAACGCCAAATGCACAGGAAAGCGTCAGTTCGGACGGGTTTTATACCCCGGCTGGAGCAGTCAACCGCATTTCTTGACGGGACATTTTAGCTCCCGTTTTTAAGGGAACTTATCATGCCTAATTCCAATGTGGCTTCGGGACTAACTCCCAAGCGTTATCGCAACGGCGCGCCCTTCATGGGTCCGCTGCGTCGTTATTTCCACCCTGCCGCTGACAGCGTTGCGCTGTTTGTGGGCGATCCTGTTATCATCGCCGGTTCTGCCGATGTTGATGGCACCCCTACCGCCACCCGTGCGACCGCTGCTTCTGCTGGCCGCATCACTGGCGTCGTTGTTGGCTTTGAACCTAACACGACAATCAACGCTGTAGGCTACGGCGCGGCTTCGACTGCGTTTTACGTGCTTGTCTGCGATGACCCCAACGTCCTATATGAAATTCAGGAAGATAGCGTGGGCGGTGCCTTGGCTGCAACGAGTGTTGGCTTGAACGCCGACCTTATAGCTGCTGCTGGTTCCACTGCAACCCGTCAATCCGGCTTCATGCTGGACAGTTCGACGGCTGCAACGACCGCGACCCTCCAGCTTCGCATTATCGGGCTTGAACAGCGCGGTGACAATGAAATCGGCACTAACGCCAAATGGCTTGTTGCCATCAACCTGCCAACAGAAACCGGCGCTGCTGGTTCCACTGGCGTATAAGGAGTATAGAAGATGGTTGCAGGTGTTATCACTCGCTCAGCCCACCCCGATGCCTTGTGGCCCGGTGTCAAGGACTGGTTCGGTTTGTCCTATTCGGAAGAACCGGCAACATGGTCGAAGATTTTCCAGCGTGAAGATTCGGACAAGTATCAGGAGATTGTCGTTGAAGCCACTGGCTTTGGCCTCGCTCCGGTAAAGACCGAAGGTTCGCCTATCGAATATGACAGCGACCAGCAGGGCTATAAATCGACGTTTACCCACGTTGTTTATGCGCTCGGCTACATCGTCACGATGGAAGAACTGGCGGACGGACAATACAAGATTATTTCAACGCGCCGCGCTGGCAACCTTGCCCGCTCGATGCGCTGGACTGCTGAAGTTGTCCACGCCAACGTCCTAAACCGTGGCTTTGATACCAACTACGCAATCGGCGACGGCGCTGCATTGTTCTCGGCTTCGCACCCTACATTGTCGGGCCTCCAGTCGAACTTGCTAACCGCTGCCGACTTGTCGGAAACGTCGCTTGAAGATGCCGCGAAAGCAACATGGCGCTTGAAGTCAAACCGTGGGGCCGCAATCAACAGCGGCATCAAGCGTTTGATTATCACGCCGGAAGATGCCTTCAACGCAACGCGCATCCTTAATTCGGTGCTGCGTCCTTCAACGCCAAACAACGACATCAACGCACTTAACGCTATGGGTATCGTGCCTGACGTGGTGGTCAACAAATTCCTGACCGACACCGATGCATGGTTCGTCCAGACTGACGTTATGGACGGCCTCATGTCGATGTGGCGCAACGACGCTACGCTGGAGCAGGACAACGACTTCGACACGAAGAACGCTCGCGCTTCCAGCTACATTCGTTTTGCGACTGGCGTAGGCGATTGGCGCGGAGCCTTCGGCAACGCTGGGGCATAGTTCATTGAATTGATTAAATAAATGGGGGAGTTTAACCGCTTCCCCACTTATCCTTTAAGGCGATGCCATGAACCCGCAGACAAGGCCAGTTGGATACTACATGGGCAAGTCGCTCGGCAGTTGCCAGCGGTGCGGGCAGACTAAATTCACGTCGCAAATCAGCAAGGAATGGAGTGGCTTGAGCGTGTGCAGTAATTGCCATGACCCGCGCCCGCCACAGTTATCGCCGCCTAACATATTTCCTGAAGGCTTGCCGGTTCCTAACCCCGCCCCCTTCCTTGGCATCACATTCATTGACACGGATAACCCTGTCACACCGGACCAACTATAATGGCTACCAGCGGCGTAATATCATCGACAATGACGGCAGGCGAGATGATGACTTATGCCATGCAGGAACTTGGCGCATTAGGCGCAGGCGAGACACCGACCGGCGAAGAATATGAAGCGATGATACCGCGCCTTAACTTCATGCTGAAAACATGGCAGGCCAAGGGCTGCAACCTGTGGCGCGCAACAACTGGCACGGTTATTATCCCTGCTAATGATGCGTCCGGTGCGCTTGACCCAAGGATTATTGATATACAGGCAGCGCGTGTCGTGACCGGCACTAACGAAATTCAGATGCAGCAATTGGGCAATGGCGAATATCGTCAATATCCTAACAAGGCGCAGAGTGGGCGTCCTATCGTGTTTTATCTCGACAAGCAGCGCGATGTGGTGAACCTTTATGTCTGGCCCGTGCCGACTGTGGATACCACAATAAAGATTGATTATGCGCGGGTGATTGAGGACGTAACGACCGTTACTGAAACTCTGGATATACCGCAGCAGTGGATTGAAACAACTTATGTTTGTTTGGCGGCGCGCTGCATTAATCTGTTCGGTGCGACGCGGCTTGACCCTAATACGGCGGCAGAGGTTAAACAGCGGGCGGCTGAAATGGAGGCCGACTTGCTGGATATGGACCGCCCTTCATCGGTGATGTTCGGGAGCGCAGTTAGCGCACAGTATTTTTAGGAGGCTTTATGACTGACTCACGTTATTACAAGTTTGACAGCGGCGGCGACCCTATATCGATTTCAAGGCCACTTCCTGTTGCATCATCCCCCCTGCCCACCAATAGCTTGGGTGCGCAGGCGACATCTATCAAGGCATCATCGGGCAACGTAGCCAATGCGTCTGGCGTGGCAACTCTTGCGGGCGTAGCGGCGCAGACGACATACATCACGGGCTTTGACGTGACGGGTTCCGGAGCTACTGCGGCATCTGTTGTTAGCGTGACCGTTGCGGGCCTATTAGGCGGCACGGCCACTTACACACTTTCGGTTGTTGCCGGTGCTACATTGGGCAATGCCCCGTTGATAGCAAGATTTGACCCGCCCCTTCCTGCCTCTGCGGTCAATACGGCGATTGTCGTGACTTGCCCTGCCTTGGGCGCTGGAAATACGAACAACACGGTCAACGCTTATGGATATTACATCTAGGGAATAGAACATGGGTATGACCACAGCGGGCGGCAATGGCCTCCTGAACCTGATATTCAACAATACCGATTGGGCGAATGTCGGTGATGCGTCGGGCCTGCAAAACAGCGCGACGGCGGGTAGTTTTTATGTGTCCCTGCACACCGCTACACCGGGCGTAGGGGGTAACCAAACGACAAATGAGGTTGCATATACCGGATATGCGCGGGTTGCTGTTGCCCGCACAGCAGGGGGATGGACGGTATCTGGATTGAACGTATCAAACGCGGCTCTTGTGACATTCCCCGTTGTCACGGCAAGCCCCGGAGCGCCTGTCCTGTTTTTCGGGTTAGGCTCGGCGGCAAGTGGCACAGGTAACTTGCAGTTCATCGGTTCGACGGCGAGCTATCAACCTGCAATCTCTAACGCACCTGAGTTTGCAATTGGGGCCTTGGATGTGGACCTGACGTAATGCCCACCGGAACCGCCACTATTGATTTTGGGGCATTCCCCGGCAGCAACGAAGCATCGGTTTCTTTTGTGGATGCAAGCATTGGCGCGACCGCAAAGGTTGAAGCCTATTTTATGGCGGCTGACACGACCGTTGACCATACGGCCAATGACCACAAATACGCACCTGTATTTATCAGTTTAACCGCAGAACCGACAGACGGGGTTGGCGGCACTATTTACGCCCGTTCACCAGAGAAAATGCAAGACACATTCGCCGTCCGTTATGTTTGGGCTGCATAGGAGATTATCATGGCTTTAGACGCAAACATTGTTGGCCTTACTGGCATAAAGGCGGAGGTAACAGCCGCCAATCAGTTGGAGGTTGTCCTTCCTCTTGCTGAGGGTGCAGACACGCCTCTTGTCGCCATGGTTTCAGAAAATGACAGCGGCAGTAAAACTGGAGTCCGTTATTTTGGCGCTCCCGAAACGGACGACGATAGCCGCTTTCGTATCGCGCATGAAGCCATTTTTGATTGCGAGACGTTCAACTACACTGCCCAAAATACCGGCAAGCATATCTATCGCAACACCACGCTTGCGAATAGCTGGACGGCCGCTGGTCTAACGACCAACAGCGCCAACATCACGACCACGACCACAGGCTCGTCATTCCAGACTTACGCTGAATTTCCCATCCTTGGCGCTTCGATTCTCTATTGCGAGATTGAAGGTTCGTTCAATGCTGCGCCGACGACCAACACCATTGTCGACTTTGGTCTGCCGCGCATGGCCACATCTAACCCGTTCGCGCCGAGTGACGGTGTTTATTTTCGGCTGACATCTGCTGGCCTGTTCGGGGTTACCAACTCGAACGGCTCGGAAACCACAACAAGTGTTTTTGACTTCACTTATGTCAATAACCGCAAATATCAATTCATCATTGCGATGCACGAACGCAACGTCGAGTTCTGGATTGACGATGTTCTTTACGGCACGATTGACACGCCGGTCGGCCAAGGTCAGCCCTGCATGTCGTCGTCACTTCCCTTTGGTGTGCGTCATGCGATTACAGGCGGTGCGGCAGGGGCTGCGCTGTCATTTGTGGTCAATGACTACACGGTAAGCCTTGGCGGCCCGAACATCGCACAGACGGCATCGATTCTAGGTCAGCGCGTCTACGGTTCCTATCAGGGCCTTTCGGGCGGCACGATGGGCAGTCTTGCGACCTATCCCAACTCAACCAACCCGACCGCTGCTGCACCTTCCAACACCGCGCTAACCGCAAACCTTCCCGCTGGTCTGGGTGGGCAGGGCGCTGTCACGGCGGCTGTTGCTGCGGCTACAGACGGCATATGGGGTAGCTATCAGGTTCCGGCAGGCACAGCCAACGTGCAGGGGCGCAGGCTGGTTGTTCGCGGTGTCAAGATTGACCTTGTAAACACAGGCGCGGCAGTAGCCACAACGGCAACGACGCTGCAATTCAGCCTTGCTTATGGTCATACGGCGGTATCGCTGGCAACGGCTGAAGCGGCGACGACAAAAGCCCCGCGCCGTTTACCACTGGGGTTTGCAACATGGCCTGTTGGTGCTGCCATCGGCCAAGGCCCGCAAGGAGGTCCAATAACGGTTGATTTTGGCGATGCTCCAGTATTCGTCAACCCCGGTGAATTTATTGCGCTGGTCGGCAAGTTCCTAGTCGGCACTGCAACGGCATCGCAAACAATAAGCTTTATCTGGCAGCTTATCTACGGTTGGGAATAAACCAAGGAGTAGCTAAATGTCTCTCCTTTTAGCCCTTCAGGCTCAAGCTGGTCTTTCAGGCTCTGTATCTGTATCGTTTGGAAATACAGGCACGTTACTAGGCAAAGGCGTTCTATCGGGCGCGGTTGCAATCGACTTTGTGCCAACTGGCACGATTGTCGGGAGGGGATATTTAGCTGGCAGTGCTGGCGTTGATTTTACATTAACGGGCATAATTGATTCTGCCGATGTCATAACCGGCCAGAGCATAATAACCACGACCGTAAGCGGCGCGTTGACCGGCAGGGGGCAATTGCTAGGTGCCTGCACCGTTCAATTCAGCGTCACCGGAATATTAAGCCCGATTTGGATAATCATCCCCGATGCACAGCCGTCTGCGATTACATTAACGCCATCTTTAGTTTCTGATAGTTTTGTGCTAACCCCTGCTAGTGGACCTGCTAGTATGGAGGTCACACCAGACGCGGCGGCATCGCCTGTTACGATAACCCCTGAAACCGTAGCCGATGTCTGGGCAATAACATGAGCGTGATACCTTACGCAACGCAACAATATCGACGTTATGACCTACCGATTATGCGGCTGGTCAATATGTATGCGGAGCAATCGCCTACGTCGCGAGCTGGCGTTGCCTTGTTGCCGCGCCCCGCTTTGTCGGCTTATGCCACTGTAGGCAGCGGTCCTATTCGGGGTATTTACCAGCAAGCCGGCGCATTGGGCGGGGTTATGTTTGTTGTGTCTGGCACTGAACTTTATGCGGGTGCTACATTGCTAGGCACAATACCCGGCACCGGCAAAGTGTCGATGACGGCAAGCGCAACGCAATTATTGATAGCAAATGGGACCGGCCTTTATCTAACCAACGGGACAACGCTTTCAACTGTGGCGTTTCCAGATGGTGCAGGGGTTTCGTCCGTTGCATATATCAACGGTTATTTCCTTGCCACGCGCACAGACACGCAGCGTTTTTATTGGTCTGCTATTCTTGATGGTTCTTCATGGGACGCCCTTGATTTTGCCAGCGCGGAACGCACACCGGATGACCTTGTTGCAGTCTGGATTGTGTCTGACCAATTATGGTTGTTTGGCGAGGTATCGACCGAAATATGGATAACAACGGGCGATTTGGATATTCCCTTCCAGCGCGTTGATGGTCGGCTGTTCGATGTAGGGTGTATCAACAAGGATACGATTGCCAAGCTGGACAATACGATATTATGGGAAGGCAACGACTTCAAGGTCTATCGCGGCGATAGTGTGCCTATGCGCGTTTCCAACTTTTCTGTAGAAGAAGCCACGCAGGATAGCACTAGTCCTAGCGCATGGACCTACCCTTGGCAGGGCAATCTATTTTATGCACTGGCTACATCACGCGGGACGCAGGTTCTAAACATCGCAAGTGGTGAATGGCACGAACAGGCAAGCTATGACAGGACAAACTGGCGCGCAAATATGGGGGTATTTGCTAACGGTATTGTGCTGGCGGGGGACGATGAAACAAGCCAGATTTGGAAACTGGTTTATGACGAATATTCGGACAACGGCGTGACTATCGAGCGCCGCTGGACCATGATGATTGACCAAGCCGGTCATGTCGATAATTTGATGTTGGATGCCAGCACGGGGCGCGAACCTGTCTTGGGCATTGATCCTTTGGTCGAATGTCGCTTGTCGCGGGACGGCGGGGAAACATACGGCGGTTACAGGCAGGCAAGCATTGGGCAGCAAGGTGATTTTCGCAAGCGGATTGTTTGGAAAAGATGGGGTATTATTGATGATGAGGGCGGCGCTTTCGACTTCCGTATAACGGATGCAACGCCTTGGCGGGTGTCATCCATTCGCGTCAATGAACCGCTTGGCGGTCGCGGTCGCGGGTCGAACGGCTAATGGCGTTGCTCAAACTGCCCACCCTTCCAAACAATCAGCAATTGATTGACGAAAAGGGCTATCCTACACCAACCTATCAAGTTTGGTGGCAGTTGGTAACGCAGCAAGTCGAAGAAAGCATCAACGGCATTATCCTTGCTTTGGAAGCCGCCGACATAGCACTAGATGCTGCCGCTGCCGCACAGACTGCGGCGGACAATGCAAACGCGGCGGCGGATAGCGCATTGGCATCCGCTGCCCTTGCCAATTCCTATGTTGAAGGAATAACGATAACGGCCACCGATGCGGGTGCAAATGCGACAATAACGATAAGCGCGCATGATAGGGTCTATATTTACGACCCGCCGATAACCGTTGCTGTCTCTGGCGGTTCTGTAACGGGCCTTGCCTACAGCACGCAGTATTTTATCTATTACGACCAAGCAAGCCGTGCGGGCGGTGCGGTTACATATGTTGCAACGACAACCGCATCAGACGTCGCGCAGACCGGAGATAGGCACTCTGTAGGGCAAGTAACAACGCCAGCGGCGGCGGCTCCTCCGAACAATGGCGGCGGCGTTGCCCCTCCCGGTGGTAGCTTTGCGGAACCATAGGTTGACTTTGCCCAATAATTAGGCAATAGGGGTTTAGCAGAACGTCCCATATGCGGATTATCCAGAGAGACGTTCATTGCGCCACTTTTTAAAGATAGCCGAAGCAATCGACACGATGCCTATTTTGGCATCCCTTGCTGCGCGTCCTGAATTGTGGAACGCCAACCCCTTGCGCACAGAATATCCCGACACCCCGCATTGCGAAGCCGATGACATCTGGCTGCGCTTCAACGAAATGCCGGAAAATCCCGAAGACGTCATAAACGACATCCAAACTCACCCCTACCCTGCATGGTATGAATTGCCCGTCAAGGACATGGTGCTAAACCTTATGCGCGCAGTCGGTGGAACGCAGCTAGGCCGCATCCTGATAACCCGCCTTGCACCCGGCGCACAGATTTACCCGCATAAGGACGAAGGCGCTCCCGCCACGTTCTACACTCGATACCAGATTATGCTGCAATGCAACCCCGGCGTTATTTTCAACTGCGGCGATGAAAGTGTTGCCATGAAAACAGGCGACGTGTGGTGGTTTGACAATGGAGAAACTCATTCGGTCATCAACAACAGCAATGACGATAGGCTGGTTATAATCGCGGATATACGAACATGCTGACGGCAGCACCCGAACCCTTCGCACCCTTCCTTGAAGAAGTCATGCCGCTCCTGCCTGAACATTATGCGGAGCTTGCGTTAGACCAAGACAAGGTGCCGCTATCGCCGCAGTATGATGAATATTTGCGCCGCGATGCTTTGGGTATGGTGGTTTGCATTGCAATGCGTGATGCGGGGCAGCTTGTTGGTTATTGGATAGGCTTTAAGGCTCCCGGCCTGCACTATTCAACGTGTCTCACATTGACGCTCGATATATTCTGGCTGCATCCTGACCATCGCGGCAAGAACGGCGGCACTATCCTTTTTGACGCTCTTGAAAAAGAGGCGAAACGCCTTGGTGTGGACCGTATGTTTGTCGGCAGCAAAACACATTTACCAGCGGACTGGTTGTTTGAAAGAAGGGGTTATACCAAAGTGGAAACCTATTATTCTGCGTGGCTAGGCGACGCGGGGGGTGTGTCATAGTCGCGGTTGCGACCATCGGCGCGGCGGCTATCGGCGGCGCGGCATCAATGAGTGCTTCCAAAAAGGCGCGCAAGGCTGCGAAGAAAGCGCAAACGGCAAACAACGCCCTAGAGGAACGTATCCGCGCTGATAACCAAGCTGCATTACAGCCCTATATCAACGCTGGCCTTGGGCCTACGCAAGCCATTGCAGCACTGAACGGATTCGGCGGCGGTGACGCACAAGCCGCACAGCGCGCAGCATTTGAGCAATTCCGGAGCAATACCGGATATAAGGACCAGTTTGACGAAGGTATGCGGGCGGTTGATACCGCTTACGCAAGCAAGGGACTATTGGACAGCGGCGCGGCGCGTAAGGCACAGGTTCGATACGGCACGATGCAGGCGGATAAATCATTCGGTGATTACTATTCGCGGCTTGTTGGCCAACAACAAATCGGCGTCGGCGCGGCGGGTGCATTGACCGGCACAAACCAAGCCTTCGTCAACGGCGTGACGGGCAACAACAACAATTATGCGGATGCGGCTGGTAACGCTGCTTTGACCAACGCTGCGAACATCAACGGCATATTGGGCGCTGGCTTGTCGGCATATTCCTACAACAAGGGGATGGGGTCTTCATACGGCACAGCAAGGGTAGGGGGCTGATATGGCCGTAAATTGGGCATTGGGTCAAATCCCTGACTTTACATCTGCTGCGCTGGCAGCGGAGCAAGCAGGGCGTCAACGTGGGCGTCAAAAGCGCACTGAGGCTGTTCTGGCATCATACGGGCAAGACCCTGAAGGCGCTATTACGCAAGCCTATGCGTTCGACCCCGAACTAGGCGATAAGCTATCAACGCGCCGCCGTGATGCACAGGTGCGGGAGCTTATCCCGCAAGTGATGGGCGGCGATATGCAGCCGCAACAGCAGGGCGTCCAAATGCCTGCACAAAACGGCATCCAACTTGACGCGCCGTCGCTGCAAAAACTTGCGATGTTGGACTTTGAAAAAGCGAACCAGATTAGCCAATTCGCCAGCCGCGCTAACAAAGAACAGTTGGAGCGCGTCGGAGAGCACGGCAAGCTGAAGGCCAAGGCGGCGTTTTATCTTTCCCGTTTTCCGGCAGGGGAAGAGCGCCAACGGGCTTTTCAGCAGATGAAGCCGCAGCTAATCCAAAACGGGTTTAGTGAACAAGACTTGGCGGCTGCTAGGCTTGATGACCAGTCGCTTAAAATGGACCAAGCTTTCGGGATGTCGGTTGCGGAACTGGCAGACGAAGCCCGCGTTAAGTGGGTTCCTGTTGGTGAGCGCGGTTTGGCTGCATTTGATGCACAAGGTAATCCGGTTGGCGCTGACAATCCTTTTAATGCAGGCACCCAAAACGCAGTCGGTTCGGATTTAGAAGCACAAGCGGCGGCGGCTATTGCGGCGGGCGCTGACCCTGCGGCTGTCCGCGCACGTATGCAGGAGTTAGGAGGTCAGGGCGCAAGTCCTGCCACCTTTCCGGGGCAGTAAGTTGGACGCGCTGACAGCAAGCGTTGAAAGCGGTAATCGTGATTATGCGAATGGCCGCGCTGTGACTTCGCCAAAGGGTGCAAAGTTTGCAATGCAGGTGATGCCTGAAACAGCCCGCGACCCCGGCTTTGGTCTACGCCCTGCTAACCCTAACAACGCAGCGGACATGAACCGTCTTGGACGTGAATATCGTGCAGAGATGCAATCACGCTACGGTGGTGATTTACGCAAGATGTGGGCGGCATACAATGCAGGACCGGGCCGCGTCGATGCTGCGATTAAAGAACATGGCGCAAATTGGTTGCAACATATGCCCGCAGAAACGCGCAACTATGTCCGCAAACTTATATCAAAGGCACAACGATAATGGGACCGTTTGACGACCTTATCCCTTCCAACAAAGCCCCTGCGCAGCGCGGATATATTCCGGGTATAGCTAAACCGCGTGACCCACTGGACGAGGCTGTCAAAAATCAGAGCCTACTAAACGCAGAGCAGGCTCTTATTAATTCGCAACTGGAAGCGGAAAACAAGCGTTTGAAGAACGCAGCGGAGGAAGCGCGATTTAAAGCCACTGGCGGTGTTGATGGGACTGAAGGCGAAAACAAAGCCGCTGCACTGACAACAAACCTGCAATCGGCAATGAACAATATCAGGGCGGTAACAAAAAAATCTCCCGACGCGGCGCAGCCTAGCTGGCTTGAAATTGGCGCTGGTGTATTTGGCCCAGACGCCCGTGAAATGGCGCAAAGCCAAGAACGCCGCGATGTTTCCGGCTCACAGTTTATTGCTATCGACAGCGCGCTAACGCTTGCAACAGGCGCGGCCTACACACCAAGCCAGCTTGAAGGTTATGCGCGCAGCCTTTTCCCGACTGTGAGCGATAGCCCTTACAACATAGCCCAAAAGCGCCGCAAGTTTCAGCAAATCATTGAGGCGGGGCGTTTGCAGGCAGGGGCCAAGGCTCCTAATATTGAACAAGCCATTGCTGCGGTTGATGCTATCTACGGGCCTGCTGACGGTGAAAAGCAGGATTTAGGCATCACGATTGACCCTGCTAAAATGCGGGACGGTGTGATTATCAACCCTGCGCCCGGTGGCCCTGATATGACAGGGGGCGTTCCTACTGGCACAGACGTTCGCTTGGGGCTTGAAGGTGATGCAGGAGGATTTGACCGCACAGCATATCTTGCCAACATCGGACTAGACCCGAACAAGGAAGCCACGTTGATGGCTGGCCTTAACGCTATTACTGGCAACCCTGAATTAACCGCCGACGACATGATAAAGGTCTATGCTGACCTTGGCGCACCTTTGCCTAACGCAGCGGATTTTCAGCAACAGTTGGAATATGCCCGCAAGGGCTATCGCTTTGGGCCGGTCGATAGTTCGGTTGCGGAAGCCGACTATAACAAACAGGTGGCAAACGAAGCCGCCGCAATGGATGCTGGACTAGGTGAAGCTGGCCTAAGCGAATTATCGCAGCAAGGCATGATGATTGGCCTTGGTGATGAAGCGGCAGGCGTGGGTCGCGGGCTTTCAAGTCTCCTACAGGGCGAAAACCCTATTGAGGGTTACAGACTAGGCCGCGATGCCCAAAGGCTGCGTCTGGACCAAGCGCGAGAACGTGAAGGAGTATTAGGAACGGCGGCTGAAATAGCGGGCGGTGGTGCATCATTTGGCACGGCTGCTTTAACATCGACCGTCCCGCAAACAACGCGCCAGTTAGTTAATTCCGGTGCGCTGCAAGGTGCTTTGTCGGGCTTTGGTTATGGCGAGGGTGCTGGCGGTAGTGCTGTCGGAACGGTGGCCGGTGCCGCATTAGGCGCGGGCGCTACCTACGGTCTAACCAAAGGCGCGCAGCTTGTTGGTTCACGTATTGGCCGCAAGGCAACTGCTGAGGCAGTTGATACAGCGCGGGCGGCTAATGAGGAGGGCATAACCCTGCCCCGTGCGATATTGGACCCCAATGCCGGGGTAAGGGCTACTGCGCTTGATAGCACTATGGCAGGCCGTCCGGTTATTGACAGGACTATGAAGGGCGTTGCTGACGCTGTGGAAAGCCGTGTGGGCAACCTATCGACCGGCAATGTTATTCCTGATGGCGAGAATGTTGGCAATCTTGTTCGCACTGCGGCGGAGAGGTCAATCAAAGACAGCGGCAAGGCGGCGACCCGTGCTTACGACAAGGCTGAAAACCTAGCAGGTAACGTAAAGGTTGCGCCTACCAATGCGCTTGCTTCTATCAAGGGCGCTATTGGGGATTTGACAGAAACAGCAGGATTAAACAGCCCTGAAATAAACTTCCTGAAAACTCTGGAAAAAGATTTTTCTAAAGACCTATCCGTGGGTGCATTGCGCCGCGCTCGTACAAAAATGCGTAAGCTTATCAGCAAAGGCGAATTGACCTTTGGCGAAAGTGAGGCGCAGGTTTTGGGCATAATGGACGCTGCGGCAGATGATATTCGTGCAGGACTTTCATCGCAGGGTAAAGCAGATGCAGCCCGCGCGTTCGACGTTGCCGATAAGGGCTACCGTGAGCGTATGGATTTTATCAACGGCACTTTGCAGAAAGTTATCGGACGCAGACAGGATAATCTTGCAGGCGAAACAATCGCCAGAAAGCTAACCGCCATGCGCGGTAAGGGCGGCGATGCTGAAGGGCTTCGCAAGTTCTTTAACACGCTTGCACCGGATGAAAAGGCGGACCTTGGAGCGACCATAGCTGATAGCTTGGGCAAAAATACCAAAGGTGAATTTTCGCTGGCGTATCTTGCCAAGAATATCGAAAACATACCTGCCAGCACAAGGGCAACGATATTCGGTGCGGATGGCGCAAAATCACTGGCTAACCTAAAAACCATTGCAACGGCATTTGACCGCGTAAAGCGCAACACCAGCAACACTGGCTTGGGCAATGATTGGAGGTCTGTCCTGACAAGTGCTGGCCTTGGCGGTGGCGGCACGGCTGTCCTTAGTGGTGGTGTTAGCGGAACTGCGTTAGCGGTTGGTGTAGCGGCCGGCGGCGCAAAGCTTGGCCGCGACTATATTTCTGCCCGCATGGCGATGTCGCCAAAGTTTCAACGATGGCTTTCAAAGGCAGTAGTCGCACGGACACCACAACAGATTGCCGACAGTATGCGTGGGCTAAACCGTATCGCGGCGACTGAGCCTGCTATCGGCGGCGAAGTAAATGCTTTGAGTAATTATCTTTTGCAGGCGGCAAACGACACCGGACCTATGGCGGCGGCGGCAAATAGTGACCGGAAAGAACCTTGATGACCCAATCAAACTGCCAAAACAACAAGGGAACGCCGACAATCCAGCGCAGTTTTTTCATGCGTTTTGTTACCAACGGAAAGCACAATAAGCAATGACCTACCTATCAATGCCTTTCGTTCCTGCGTTCAATACGCTCGGTGTTATTGCGCCTGCTGCACGGATGGAATTTTATGTCACAGAGACAACAACTCCAGCAAACGTGTATAGCGACCCTGCTTTAAGTACATCGATTGGTTCGACCGTTATTGCCGATGCTTTTGGTCGGTTTGTCGCTATATATCTTGACCCTGCGGTGACGTATCGGGTGCGGTTAGAAACATCGCTAGGTGCATTGATACAAGAGGCGGATGGCATCACGGGCGGCGGGTCTGCATCTGATATTGTAATTATCCCGGATGGAACCGGAGGAATCCCTACAACCTTGCCCGTTATATTCAACCGGCTGCATGTTTGGACCGAGGATTACGACACGTTTCAGCAAGCGTTTGACGCGGCTGTTTTGCGCGGTGCGGAACTACATTTCAGGCCGGGGCAGACATATTCATGGACTAGCGCAGTAACGCTAACCGGCAAGGTTGTCGTAAAGGCAACCGGCGCGATTATCAATGTTCCCAATGCCATTACGGCCCTGACAATCCCTATTGCGGCGGCAGGGACTGAAATTATCGGCGGCACGTTTGTTTACACCGGCAGCACAACCAGCGGCTACAACGCGGGTAGTGGTGCAATTCTGGTAAGTGGGACGCTGAACGGAGCGGGTGTTGCGCCTACATTTATCGAAAATGTCTATGTTCGCAACACCACATTCAACGGTTTTGGCAGCATTGCCATTGAACATCGCTATTCACGTAACTGCGGCGATGAGAATGTTAGGATTCTCAATACTGGTTATTCTGGCGTGTTCCTGTACTCGGTCGATATTTACCGAAGCTTAAACCTGTTCGTCAACACACTGGCGGGTCAGCTCGATACGGGCGTTCTCGCAACCAGCGAACTGAACGCTTACGGCATTACAGCAACGGCATTGACGGGTGGCACTCCTGACCGCGTGCAGAATCCCTACAGCCGTGATATTGTGGTGGATAGCCCCACGTTCTTTAATATCCCGACATGGCACGCAGCGGACAGCCACGGCAGCGACCAGATGATTGTGAAGAACGCAACCATCATCAACTGCCGTCGTGGCGTGGTGTTTACGGGCCTGAGCGATAGAGGCTCCACTAACTGCAAAGCCATTAGCTGCACTGCGACGAACAACTTCACCGCAAGCGCGACGAACGGCAACGGCTCATCCAAGAAGGGTGAGGCGTTTTGGGACATTGGGCCTTCAACGTCTGCGCGCAATAGCTTCAACAGTTTCCTTGGATGCACATCGTTCGGTCATGGCGACCCCGGCGCGGATAGCGGTGCGGTTACAATGGGCAACGCAAACGATGGTTATTATCAGATACAGGACGAGCAATCTTACCGTGTAGGTTGGAAAATCGCTGGCAACATTTTGCGGGCAACGATTGATGCGCGTTCGACAAACACCCGAAGTGCTAGCGTTAATCCATTGGTTGCCCGGGTTGAGGGCAACGACATCGATCTCCGCATTGCAAAGTGGCATTCCGGCGACCGCAACACAGGCGTTGACACGAATGTGATGATTAACGGCATTGTGGTGGTCAATACCAACACAGGCAATACTATCCACTTTGAGGACTTCGACCTAACTGACTGCACGGCGGGAGAGATTCTTTCAAGCAGCGGTTCAACCATCGCAGCGACATTAACAGGCAATTTCAGCATTAATGCCGACATTACGATAACAGGCATTACGGCCACGGTAACGGGGTCTGTTAAGTTTGTGCGGCGCGGCCCACTATGTTTTGCGCAGTTTCCAGCTATCAACGGGACATCAAACACCACGGCTTGCACATTGACGGGCGTTCCTGCGGCATTTCGTCCAGCGTCGAGTGTTGGTGCCGGGACTATCGCCGCACTGGATAACAGCAATTTTATTTTGGCCCATGGTATCATCGACAGCGGCGGGGTTATCACCTTAACGCGGGATGCTGACAATAATACATCTGCATGGACGGCGGCAGGGACCAAGGGCGTTCGCTCTGGCCCGATGATGTGGGTGGTTTGATGGGTGCCAAGCCATGACCCAACTTTTAACAGACATTGGAGAACTGACATGACCATGCATGACTTCTGGACCGCCTCGGCAATGGCACAAAGCACTGCTTAACATAAGGAGAACGACATGAACGTAGTTTATCAAATGCCGGTAACGCTTTATATGAGTGGTGGACAAAGCCCACCGCCAACAAGTCGCAAGCCAAAGCCAAAGCCAAAGCCAGAAAAATGACGGCGATAATTACGCCTTTGATGCTGCTTTACATCGCGGCCATGTATTGCCTTCGCAAAGGTGAGCATGGCCGGATTGTGGACGCATTGGCGGCAAACTGGTTTATCAATCAAGCGCTGGTTATGAGCAATGTCGGCTATCCGCATTACCTGATCGGGTATTGCACAATCGACTTCATAACCGGCTTTTGGTTGATGACATGGGAGGGCGGGAAAGCAGCTCGTCGCGCCGCGATATTTTTCATCCCCATGTTAGCCTTAAACGCGGCTGTTTATGCCAGCGGCGGTTCCGAGCCTTGGTGGCATTACGGGACGCTTTTTGCATTGGCAGCACTACAATTAGGGATGGTTGGGGCAATGGACGATGGAATACGAAAGGTTGTGGATTCTGCCCTTTGCAGCGTTCGCCATCCAGTATCTAGCGCGGCTTATTATTTCAGGGGGCGCAAGTGAGGCAATTAAGCGATTCAGACGTGACCGCGATAGTTGACGCGCTTGAAGTGCGGCTGACTGACAAATTCTATCGTGATTTGGGTAAGGGGCTGTGGGGCCTTGTCTGGAAGGCGCTTATCGGCGCGCTGGTATTCATCGCGGCCTATGGGGCTATCAAATATGGGGGTAAGCAATGAACCTGCGTAAATTCTTCGATGCCTGCCGTGCAGGCGTCATGGGTCCAACACTGGACGATGATGAGGTATCAGGCGCAAACGCTATCCTAGAGGCCATGCAGGGGCTTCCTATTGCATGGTGTGCCTATGCCCTTGCTACGGCTTGGCATGAGACAGCGCACACATTGCAGCCTATCAAGGAATTTGGCGGCCCGAATTACTTCTTCCGGCGATATGACATCAAAGGGCAGAACCCAAGACTTGCCCGCCAGCTTGGCAACACTGTTCCTGGTGATGGCGTCCAGTTTGCAGGCCGTGGATACGTGCAACTAACGGGCCGTGCGAATTATGCCAAGGCTGCCGCAAAGTTGAATGTGCAGCTTATCGGCAATCCGGACTTGGCAATGGACCGGAACGTGGCCGCTGACATATTGCGCCATGGTATGCGCGAAGGATGGTTCACCGGCAAGTCATTCCAAAGCTACCTGCCCGCATCTGGACTGGCTACGGCGGCGCAATTTCAGGCAGCGCGGCGCATTATCAACGGGGTGGATAAAGCCGCATTGATAGCCAAATACGCGGTTGCATTTCAGGATGCTTTGAAGGCCGGGGGGTGGGAGTGGTGACCGGATGGGCTAAATTCTGGTCGATGTTTCTATCACCAGCCACGGCGCGATTCATCCTTGCCCTGCTTGCCCTCGCCTTGGCTGCATACACGCTAAACGGATTGATGACGAACGAGATTGTGCAGTCAAACCGCGATGCGTTCATGCTGGCAATCGGGCTTGTTCTCGGGCTGTCCACAACGGCGTTTGGTTATTATTTTGGCAGCACGGCGCGAGGCGATGACAAGGCTATGGACGCAGCGACGGGCAAGCCGCAAGACCCTATCCACGTTGCCCCTGACACGCTCGATTTAACGGGCGCAGAGGCCGACCGTGCTTAGTATGGCCATCTCCCTGCTAGGCATCGGCAAACGCCTCTTGTCGTGGCTCACAGAATGCGTCCGGTGGCTGTTCAAAGCATGGTATCGGGTAGCTATCGCCGTGCTGCTTATGGCGGGCGTTTATCTGTTCCTCTCGAACGTATCGCTTCGCAAGCAGGTGGCGCACTGGAAAGAACGCTACACGGTCGAAGCGACGGCCCACATTAAAACGCGGGTAGAATACACCAACGCGCAAAAGGCCGCGGCAGACATGAACCGCAAGCAGGTCGAGCGGATAGAGAATGAATATGCGGCCATTGCTGCAAAGTCTGAAAGGAATTACGATGCGTTACTTGCTGATAGCCGGATCAATCTTGCTGACTGGATGCGGCGGTCCAGAGCCGCTCAAGGTTCTGCCGGTCGCGCCGGAACAGGCGAAAGCGCCACAGTGTCCGGTGAGCCTTTGCAAGATGCCGCGAAAGCCGAATTTCTTGTCAGAGCCGACGACCTAGAGATTGCCGCCGAGAATTACGCGCAGCTTATGGCGCTTAGGGATTGGGCTTTGGACGTGGGGAAGGTGGAGTAGCCATGAAGCGATCAAGTGACCGTTCGTTCGCCCTTGCCTTTTGCGTTGGATTCCGTATGCTTGCGCCTTGCTCTGAATGCGGCTCAACCGTGTAGTAGGAGCGACCCGGCGAGGTTAGGAGTAATCCTGCCTCGCCCTTATCCCTGCCAAGCCACATCAATCATAGGGCAGTTATCTGCGCAGAAAATGCGGGTCGCGATGCTGTGGCTTTGCTTTTAAAGCGCCATCCTTAATTGCGCCAATCTCGTTTAGATAATCGGCGTCAAGA